GCATTTATTTTATATATAAAACAGGTGGTATTAATCCTTTTATGAAAGAGAAAGGTCCTATTTTTCCTTTTATAAAAAATGACGTCACAGGAAAAATAATAAAATTAGTTCCTTTGCAAAATAAAAAAGACTCTGCATACCCTTATACATTCGTAACTTCAAATAAGTTTTGTTTTAAATTAAATATGCACAAAATTGTGGCTTTAGCTTTCTTATCAAATGATAATCCTAAACAAAAAAATGTTGTAGATCATTTAGATGGAAATCATTTTAATTATTTACCAGAAAATTTAGAGTGGGTATCTAGTTCAGAAAATTCAAAAAGAAGAAAATCCTTATGAAGACAATAGTATTAGGGCCACCGGGCACAGGTAAAACAACTACGTTGTTAAATAAAGTAGATGACTATCTTAAAAATACAGATCCTGACAAGGTTGGATACTTTGCATTTACACAGAAAGCTGCATACGAAGCAAGAGATAGAGCAGTTAAAAAATTTAATTTAACAGAAGATGATCTACCATATTTTAGAACACTACACTCACTAGCATTTAGAAGACTTGGTATAAAAAAAGAAAACGTAATGCAACGTAGACATTACCAAGATTTTGGTAAAAGAGTAAAAGAAGAAATAAATTATGCAGATTATGAAAATGATCACAACGGCATATTTACATCAGATAGTGAGTATCTTCGAATAGTAAATCTTGCAATATTAAAAGGTATTACAGCTGAACAACAATACAATCTACAAGAACACAATCAAGATTTAGAATTAGATAAATTAAAAATAATATCAAACGAACTACAACGATATAAGAAAGAACACAATCTTATAGATTTTAACGATATGATATTAGAATTTACAAAGTCAGATATAGCAGTCCCAAAGTTTGAAGTTGTATTTATAGATGAAGCACAAGATTTATCAAGAATGCAATGGGACATGGCTAAAGCTATTTGGCAAAAAACAACAGATTCTTTTATTGCAGGGGATGATGACCAGGCAATATTTAGATGGGCGGGGGCAGATGTGGACTCTTTCATAGCGCAAGAAGGACAGATGCTGCCCTTGCAACAATCATACAGAATACCTGCAAAAGTTCACGGACTTGCAATGGGTATTATAAATAAAATTAAAACAAGAATAAATAAATCTTGGAATCCAAAAATTCACGAAGGCTCTCTTTCTAAATATGATGACTTTGAAGATATTAATATGTCATCAGGTGAATGGTTGGTTCTAGCTAGAACTAAATACATGTTAGATAAGTTAGAACCAACACTTTATGAAAATGGATATTATTATAATAATAAATTTAAAAAACAAAAAGAACACACATTACATATGGCAGCGTTAGATTGGGAGAATGCAAGAAAAGGTGCACCATTATCTTATGATCAAGTGCAAAGAATATATGGTTACATGAATGTTGATAAGAATAAATTAAAATCAATGACCAAAGATGGTATGTATGACATAGCAACATTAAAGAAAGATTATAATTTAAAAACAGATTCTGTTTGGTTTGAAGCGTTTGATGCAGCTCCAAGACGAGAAGTAAATTATTTAAAACAAATGAGAAGAAGAGGAGAGAGGTTGAACGAAGCACCACGTATAACTTTATCTACAATACATGGTGCAAAAGGCGGTGAAGCAGAAAACGTTGTGCTGTTAACTGATCTTTCATTTAACACAATGAGAAGTTACGAAAAAAATCCTGATGATGAAAACAGATTATTCTATGTGGGTGCAACAAGGACCAAGGAACATTTACATATCATCAGACCACAACAAGATAATAAAGGATATGATCTATGACAAATAAAGATTTATTTAAAGGCACAACATACAATTCACTAGAAGAGCAGGTAGGCGGAAAGCATTATAGCTCAATGAAGATTCAACCTGCAGAGTTTATAAATGAAAACAAATTGCTTTTTGCAGAAGGTAATGCTATAAAATATATCTGCCGACATCAGTCGAAAGGGAAAGAAGAAGATATTAAAAAAGCAATACATTATTTAGAAATGATATTAGAGAGGGATTACTCATGATACAGAAACCTATGTTCAGTCCACAAGTAGAGTGGCTACCACCAACAGAATTTCCTGATCTATCAAAGTATGATGAAATTGCAATTGATCTAGAAACAAAAGATCCAAACTTAAAAACTATGGGATCCGGTTCTGTTACGGGACAAGGACATGTGGTAGGTATAGCTGTGGCTGTGCAAGACTGGTCTGGATACTATCCTATACGCCATGAAGGTGGCGGTAATATGGACATTAGAATGGTTCTAAAGTGGTTTCAAGATGTACTCAATACACCAGCAACTAAAATATTTCACAACGCCATGTATGATGTGTGCTTTATTAGGGCTTCAGGGCTAGAAATAAGAGGCAACATCGTAGATACCATGATTGCTGGCTCTCTCGTGGACGAGAATCGCTTTCGATACGATTTAGGCTCTATGGGTCGCGATTATGTAGGAAGAGGCAAAAATGAGACTATATTGGCTGAAACAGCAAAAGAATGGGGTATAGACCCTAAATCTGAAATGTATAAATTACCTGCAATGTATGTGGGTGAGTATGCAGAAGCTGATGCTAAACTAACATTAGAACTTTGGCAAGAGATGAAGAAAGAGATTATAAGTCAAGATATAGAAGATATATTTAATTTAGAAACTGAACTTTTTCCTTGCCTAGTCGATATGCGTTTTTTAGGAGTTTGTGTAGATATCCAAGCAGCGCATAAATTAAAAAACAAATTAGTTGAAGAAGAAAAAGAATGCTTACAAAAAGTAAAAAAAGAAACAGGAGTAGATACTCAAATATGGGCTGCACGTTCAATTGCGAAAGTCTTTGAAAGACTTCACCTACCATACGACCGAACTGCCAAAACAAATTCTCCATCATTTACTAAAAACTTTTTACAGAACCATCCACATCCAATGGTTCAAAAAATTGCACGTGCAAGAGAAATAAATAAAGCACATACAACTTTTATTGATACCATAATTAAGCATGAACATAAAGGGCGAATATACGCTGAAATAAACCAACTTCGATCAGATAGTGGTGGAACTGTGACTGGTAGATTTAGTTATGCTAATCCAAACTTACAGCAGATTCCTGCACGTAATAAAGAATTAGGACCAATGATTAGATCATTATTTATACCAGAACAAAATTGTAAATGGGGTGTGTTTGATTACTCACAACAAGAGCCACGTCTAGTTGTGCACTACGCTGCATTACAAAACATGTATTCTGTTGGAGATGTTTTAGATGCATACAACGAAGGTGATGCAGACTTTCACAAGATTGTAGCTGACATGGCTGATATACCAAGAGAACAAGCTAAAACAATTAACCTTGGTTTGTTTTATGGTATGGGTAAAAATAAATTACAAGCAGAGTTAGGTGTCAACAAAGAAAAAGCTGAAGAATTATTTAGGCAGTATCACTCACGTGTGCCTTTCGTAAAACAACTAATGGATAGTGTTATGGCAAGAGCACAAGATAGAGGTCGTGTCCGTACATTGCTAGGCCGTCTATGTCGCTTCCATCTATGGGAACCAAATCAGTTTGGTATACATAAAGCATTGCCACACGAAGCAGCACTCGCGGAACACGGACCAGGGATCAAAAGAGCTTACACATACAAAGCTTTAAATAGATTAATACAAGGATCTGCAGCTGACATGACAAAAAAAGCAATGATAGATTTACACAAAGAAGGCATCACACCACATATACAAGTACATGATGAACTTGATATATCAGTTGAATCTGAAGCACATGCTGATAAGATAAAACAAATTATGGAAGGAGCTGTGACTCTAGAAGTGCCAAACAAAGTTGACTATGAATATGGCACTAACTGGGGGAACATAAAATGATTTATGGCTTATTTAAATGCAAATATACCAGTGACTTATGCACAAATAAGAAGAGAGTATTTATATGATTTACAAAAACATCATGGAGAAGTTGAAGATTGTATTATCTTTGGCATATCAGCTATTACAGGTAAAGCAATTCTTTGGCACGCGATTATGGAAAATGGTGCAGTCTTTTATAGATTACCTATTACAGCGTTTATACAACGCGGATTTAAAGTTAAGGATGTTCCTGAACGTAGACTTGATGAGCTTCAGCTCTGGAATTGTTTTAGTTATTATCCTTCTGTACATTCTTGGGATATCCTAGACGGACAAGCCGGTAAATATATCGGAAAAGACAAAAAATGGCACGCAGGAAAATATTTATTTACTGTTGACTTTGCACATCCCGAAAGTAATATACTTGACACTGACCATTCAGAGATACCGCACGAACATA